TGTTGCTAATGATGTAATTTTTTGAGAGTTAAGTGATACAGCAGCAGCAGGAGCAGCCATCTCTGCCAATGTGTTGGTGCGTACTCCTGTATCGAAATCAGATATTTTTGTATGTGCTATTGAAGGAATATCATCACTTACTAATGCTCTAAATGTAGGTGCAGCAGCACTTCCAGTTGTAGGACCAGCTAATACAATATTTGCGTTTCTAGTTGTTGCTTTATCAAAGAATGCTCCTTTACCACCAATAGCAATAATACTTGTAGCTGAACCTCCCGCACCGCCTGTTCCTGTACCATAAATCAGAACTTCATCGCCTTCTCTGAAAGCAACTTCAGCATTTTCTAACGACCCTGGATTTGATGAACCTGTTGATCTTTTAATTCTGATCGTGTTAGCCATTAGAAGTTTCCTCCGTCTACGAGTGTAAGTTTAGTAGTTGTTGAATCTGCTTTAAATGTATCAGAAGATGAATCATAATAAAGCACCGCATCATTAACTTTGCCAGTAATGTCAAAGTTTAAACCACTTATTTGTCCTGCAGGACCTTGTGGTCCTGCTGTTGTAATTTCAACTGTAGTTACATCAGAAACCTGACTTACAGTTACAGAATTGGGAGTGCTCATGCTGTGTAACCCTCACTTATAAATAGTTTACCCTCTAAATAATAGTTTTTGCTACCACCTGGTTCTGTTAACAATACGTCATAAAACAAAATACTTGGAGTAAAAGTTGCTGTTTGTGTATCTGTAAGAGACATATCAATAATTCCACCTGATCTATTTGTGTAAGCTATTGTCCAATCTGCATATTTTGTGGTTCGTGATTCATCATAAACTTGTGCAGCCACAGTATATCCAGTTAAATCTATTGCCGATCCAGTGGAATCTTTGAACGTTAATCTGATAGGAAAATCTGCTCTTCTATCAACAGTAAAATTCTTTTTTCCAGGAATTATTGCCATTTATTTAACGTCTAAAGATACAGCACATTGAATCACATTACTTGCTTTAACTATATAATCAATTCTATCTATTGCTGCTGCTGTTGTAGTTAATGTTGGAGCAGTTCCACCTACAAACTTAAAAGCACTATTAAATGATGCAGTTCTTGAACCTGTACCATCTTGAGTTATAAATATCGAACCAGATTGCCCAACCGCTTGATTACTTGGTGCAGCAAAGGTTCTATTACCACCAAGAGTTACTGAATGATGACAAGCTGTTGCCATGTCTATTGTTATTGTTGCCCCATCAGAAAGGGCTGTTATATTAGCTGCTGCTCCTCCTGTAAGACTTACGCCACCTGATTCTGTTTCAAATTTTTTTACATTATCATGGTATAAATCAACACCACCATTATAATTTGCTTGTAACATTGTCTCACCTGTTCCAGCAATAAGCTCGATAGCATTGCCATTAACATTTCTTATTCTTAAATTACCTGTACCGTTCTCATCGAGGTAAGAGTTACTTCCATCGTGATAAATTTTAAAATCCCCACCTGTACCAAATTTTGCTTCAGCATTATCAGCAAACTCAAGTGCATTATCTGATTTATCAAAGACTATGTTTGCACTTGCTCCTGTAAAAGTTACATCGCCATCATGTGTAGCACCATCATCTACAACTGTTCCTGTAACATTTAACCCTGTTGAACTTACATTTGCTCTTACAGATCCACCAGTAGCTATGTCAAAATTATCTGCTGCACTTGAAAATATACCTGTATTGAGATCATCTCTAAAAGCTAAACCAGGAGTTGATGCACTTCCATCTTCAAGTGTTAACGTACCATCTAATTGAAATAACTCTACCCAACCATTATTAGAGCTATTTCTTATTTTTAAAATACCTGTTGTTGTATCAGCCCACCATTGGTACGCATATTTTGTAGACGGTTCCGAAGAACTTGAATTATTACTAACGATTGCAGCCAATGCGTTATTTAAATCGGTTCTAACCGCAGCACCCGTGCCATTATCAATTACATAGTCGTGTGTAGCCATCTAACTTGTAAACTTTTTACCCATTCTACCCTCCTTTGCCAAAACCGACAGCCTGATAGGTAAAATTTCTATCAATCGAAGCATTTGAGGAATTTTTAAAGTGAACAGTAAAACCTGTTCCAGATATACTAGAAACTTCAAAATAATCACCAGATGCCATATTTTGAGCATTGATACCAATAGAGGGTAAATTAGTGTTTGCTCCAAGCAAAGAAGCAGTGCCAACAAAGAATGGATTGGTAAATGTTACAGTTTTCGCTCCTGCTCCACTAGCTGTTACATTACCTTGCTCTGTTCTTCTTTGTAAAGAGGCTGTATAACCTAATTGAGACACTCTAATATCCTGTGCAGGGTCATTAGTTGTAATATTAGTTCTGAATTGAAATCCTCTTCCTTTATAAGTACCGTTAGCAAATGTTTGAAAATCTGTATAAGTAGGAGATCCAGAACTAGGATTATCTTGTGTAACTCTTACTAGCATTTCTGCGTTTACATCTGTAGCTGCGGTTCCATCAAAATCTGTCCATGTATCTAATAAAGCTGATCTGCTATCAAATAAATCATTAGGATAAAATGCTTCTGTTAAAAAATGACGTTTTAAATCAAGACTAAAGACTCCACCTAAATCTAAAGTGGTGCTACCTGCATCGCCTCCAAAATCATAAGTACCAGAAGAAACAATGCCTCCAAAATCATCAAGAGAAGAAACAAGATCTAAATCTGTTATTGAATCAAAATTACCAGCACCAACTAAATTTAAACTTGATGTACCAGCGTCATAAGCAACATTAGTTCTTGTGCCTTGAAACTGTGGACTATCTAAATCTTCTCGTCTTGTTTGAACAAGTAAAGGAGCTAAATTATCAGGAAGATCAATTACTACACTTGTTTCTCCTGCACAAAATCTACCGCCATCATCTCTAAATTTTAAAATATATTCGCCTTCAAGATATGGAACTTCAGCAGTAGTAGTATTTCCAGCAAGTGCTTGTATTAAATCAACAGAGTTAGAAAATGTACCTGTTCCATCTGTTTTAGTTGAGTGTCTTACAAAAACAAGACCTCCATGAGTTACATCTAAATCTGTAGATAAATTCCAACGTAATCTTACTAATTTTTCATTTATTGGCTCGGCTGATAATCCAGTAACATCTGATGGTAAAGCAGTTTTACCAACGGCATTGAAAGTAGCGTTTGTGGATGTTGCACTTAACTGCAAAGAAGCATTAAAACTAAATACTTGAACTTCATACGTTCCAATATCTGTATTAAGTATTTCAAAGTCAGGAGAAGAAACTGTTGTAGAAATAAAATTACCGTTATTAAATCTATAGTTAACTTGATATTGTGTAACACCAGTTATAGGCTGCCAACTAATAATAAGTTTAGCTATTGCCTGATTATTAATTTCAACAATTTTTTCTTCTACCTGTAATGCACTAGGAGGTTCTTTTAAGCCAACAAAGGTCGATACAGTTCTAGTTGGAAGAGATGCACCATCTTCAATAAAATCATATTTACCAGAAACATAAGATAAAGCTGTTACTGCATAATTTATGCCATCCTGTTCTTCTACTGTCACTACTCTAAATTTTTGAGATTGAATAGTATCATTGGATAACAACCAGACTGTATTTACATTTGGAGTATCAGAATAAGCAGAAGATACTGTTATAACTGAACCTAAAATAGATGAAACATCTCTAGTTTCTACAGTTCCATTAGGCAATATAACGCTCAGTGTTGGATTATTTGTAGTTGGTAAATCTGTAGAAGCTGTATCGTCTACTGTTATCTGAGTTGTTGTAGCAGCACTTACTCTTCCTGATCTACGAATCCCTGCCCTTACTGGATCGTTTATTTCAATAACACTTCCTGGTCTACATATCGCACCACTATCAAGAGATGTTGTGAAAGTAACAATTTCTGATTCATTATTTTCTGCAAATAATATATTTTTTGCAAGACGATTTGCTTGCCCTCTCGAAGTGCAGGCAAATGCTTTTACCTGTTTTACTACTGTTCCTATCTTTGCTATTAACGCACTATCTTCAACAACTTCAAAATCTACGTCTTGCGAATCCATATTATAGTAACTAACAGAAACTACGCTATGTCTCGTTCTTAAACTACTTCCAGAATAACTAAAACCACCTTCTCCTACATTTGCCAAGCTGAATATATAAGAACTATCTTTAGGACTATCCTGAGAAAGGGTAATAGATCCAGCCGACCATATAGGAATACAACGCATTACACCAGCTAATTCATTTATAAGATCAAATGCTTCATTACTATTTTGGATATTTACATTACAACTAAATCTAGCTTCTTGTCCTCCAAAACCATCTGATACTAATGTGTTTGCGTATTTACTAGCGGTAACAAAAGAAAATAAATCTAAATTACTATCTGTAATATGATCTCCAAATCCATATCTAGTATTAGTTAACAGGTCTAATAATATCATCGAAGGACAGTTACAATAAGTTGATGCCCCCATAACTCCATTAAAGATATAGCCATCGGGATAAACAATACGACCAGTTGTATTATCTACTGTTGGCGTTCCAGAGCTGGAAGCTCCTGCCCCTGGAATCCTTACTTTTATTCCTCTTATTCGATATTTACGTTTTGGTATAGAACTGAACTGTTGTGAGTCTATTCGTAAAGAGGCATAAGCACTATTTAGATAAGTTTGTTTCTCATCAACAATTTCTGAAAAACTTGTAAATTGAAAAGCATTTACTGTGCTTGCATCTGCTGCATCGTCAGTTACTCTTACAACTTTTATATCAACAGGAAAAGCACCTGTTAAAGTTACTCTATATTCTTTTTGGTAGGCATCAGCAGTTCTTCCTGTAACAGTATCATCAATTAAAGTAGTAAAACCACCGCTATTGTACTGCACTTGTATTTGTAAATTTACCGAACTTCCTAGTAAATCACCAGAACTTGTCGCAACTTGAATCTGAGGAAAAGTTATTGTTACTTTTACAGCGTCAATATCTGTATTTGTTATTGTTCTTGTAACAGGAGAAGCCTTTGTTACATTAACACCAACAGCTTGCAATGACTCACTACTTTCAATACCATTTATATGAGTTTGATCTGAAGTTCCAAATCTAGGATCAAAAGTTACATCTTGAAAATTAAAATCAGTTGTAGCTGGATTTGAATTGTCAGCATTAGCTTGCAAGACAGCAGTATCATTTAAAAATACATCTTTTAATGCAGCGTTATTATATGCAGTTGTACCTTTTGTTAGACCAGCTTTAGAAGCAGTTGCAAAACCTTCTATCTCTCCTTCTGATATTAAATCCATTAATGTAGCAAATTGTCTACTATGTAAGGTATCAGGAGTTCTCGTAGGTTGAGGTGGTGCTGAAGGAGGAGGTGGAGCACCAGCACCTCTAATAATTTTAGGTTTAGTCATGCTCTCACCTGTTCAGTATCAACACCTGCACTTATTACAACACTTCCTGTAAAAATTTCACCATAAACTATTGGAACGGGAGTACCTGCTCTTGATGTATTCTGCGTACCAGAAAAATTAAAAGATAATCTAGGGTCTTGTTCTGAAGAAAAATCAGGAGATTCAGGTGTAGGTGTTAAGATTCCAGCGACTCCATTAAGAGTTAAAGCAGCACCTACATAAACAGCAGCTTGTGCAGCAAGTGCACCATAAGAACCTACACCTGCAATAGTACCCGTTGAAAATGTTAAACCCTGTGCTCCAAGACTTGCACCACCAGTTGCAAATGTAAGTCCAATTAAAGCTGCACCAGTTAAAATTCTTCCTGTGTTTCCTCCAGCACCTGTTATTACAGGTACAAAATGTAAATCTTGTTTTCCTATAGGATTTTCTAATTCTTTTTCACTTATTTGATAATTTCCAACTAAAACTTTAAAATTATTATTTGCTATATATTTTTCAGCTTTTGGAAAATTAGATGTTAAAAATCTAATAGATTGATTAATATTATCTACTTTTGCTTCTAATTGTTTATGACCAACAATTTTAGCAAGTTCGCCATACAGTTTTACTTTACGCAGCATAACGATACCTCCCTCCTATACATTTTAGTAACCATTCTGATAATGGTTCTCTACAAGATAGTCTATCTGCTAAATGATGTAAAATTTCATCTCCTAAAAATAAAGCTACATGATTTAAACCTGGACTCATTATTGACATAAATAATAAATCTCCTTTTTGTAATTTTTCTTCTGGTCTTAATTCTCTAAAGCCTGTTCTCCATGCACACTGTTCGAACATAGGATTTTTTAAAAATTCTTCTGGTGTTAAAGGTCTTTCCCAATCTCTTAAATCTATATCTAAATTTTCTTTATACCAATCTCTAACTAAAGACCAACAATCAGTTACACCCCAAACCCATTCACGACCTAATAACGGAGCTTTATAACCAGTTGGTTCGTAATAACCCCATTGTTCTGTTTTGGGATTAACAATATACCAAGGCAAACCACTATCTTCACAGCTAACTTTGTCAGCTTGAGTTGGAGTAGGTGGTGTTACAGGGTGGCTATGAATAATAGCTGTTATTTCTCCTAAGTTATCTGCTTTTACATAATCCTCTGGATCAAGAATAAAACATTGATGACTATAAGTAGACAGATTACCGCAAGGATAATATTGCTGTTTACCTTTAATATTTAATAAAACTCCAACAGATTCTTTAGGATCTTCTTTTTTAGCATGAAGTAACGCTTTATATTTCCAACTCATTAGTTAAACGTACCAATAGAAGGAAATATAGATCTTGTGCATTGACGTTTCGGAGCACGAACACCAGCAAGATCAAATACTGCTGCTAATTCAAATGTAACTGCCTCTCTGTTTTCTGATGATTTTCTATCAATTTTGTATATTTCCTGTGGAAACTCTGCTGTAGGGTCAGGAGTTCCAAATGGGTTTGAACTTCCTGGAAAATTTGCTGCATCTAAATATCTTGCTAAAGTTCTGATTCTAGTGACCGTAGCTCCTGTTAAATCATTACCTGCTGTGGTTTCATTAACAGTCAACAAAAGTGCTGTAATTGTATTAAGAGCATTACTTACAACTAAAGTTGGTCTTGGTAATTGCCCTCTTGTATAAGCAAAACCTTCTGCTTGTATTGGTATTTTTGTATATGTATTACCAGCCCAAATAATATCTGCATTAGAATTATAATTTGTACCTGCATGAAATCTATAAGTTGCATTTGATCCATGTAAAGCAGCAGTAATTTCTAAAGTAAATAATTCAATAACTGATGATGGATTGATCTTTTGCAGATCAGTAATGATCGGAGCAGTACTCATGGTTCAAATACCTCTCTGAATGTTGCCTGTATTGTAGCTCTATTGTTATATGGTATGGATTTTGACCATGAAGGACAAACGTATTTACTTGCTGCACTTTCTCCAGGAGGAGTAAAATCAAAACTAGCAGAATCTTCTGCCCTTGCATCTAAAAATGTTTCTATAGTATCTGCATCTGTTTCTGATACATTGAAAGTAAAATTATAAATTTTTCCATTTTGATGAGCAGGAAGTCCAAATAATATTCGATGTTCATAACCATCAGCAAAACGAACTGTCTTAGTTAATGGTGCGGATCTTTTTTGTTGTCCGTATGTAGGTTTTATTGAAGGGAATGTAGCCATTATGTTAATAATCCTCCTGGCCTTTTCTGTTTTATTAATTCTGATTGTATCGCAACTGAAATCATACGACCAAGTTCTCTACCTTGTTCTTCATCTCCTTCAACAGAAGAACCAGAAGCATCTACATTTACTACGATATTTGTTGAACCACCAAGTGCATGATTTGGTGTAATCATTCCTGATACACCTGGAGTAAACATTTCAGGACCACGTTCTCCTACGAGATAACTGCCACCTCCCATCACAGAACCACCACTAGCTCTTCTACCAAACATTCCTGATCCTCGAACATTAGATGTTGATCTATTTATGCTAGATATTCCAAAAGATCCTGGAAGTAAAGCGTCACCGCTAGGAATACCTGTAGCAGCAACACTCGTATTAGTAGCTCTTGATAAAGGATTTCCTAATGGACCAAGACCCATGAAACTTTTAAATATACCAAAAATACCTGACCTTATTTGTGCAGCTAACATTTGTGCAGCCATATCTAAGAAATGATCTGCTGTTCTGCTAAATAAATTTCTTAAAGCAGCTTGAGCAGTCATCGAACCAGTTGCAATTCCTTTGAAGGATTCAGAAAAACTTGCACCAATACTTTTACCTAAAGCATCAACTTGATATAAAGGATCTAATAATTTATTTAATTCATCTACAGGAGCTTTTATTATCGCTTGTTTTCTAAGTTCTTCAGTTCTTCTTATTTGTAAATCTAAAATAGTTTTTGCATTATTAATATCTTGTTGAACTTTTAATTCCTCCTCTGCTCTTTGCTGTTTTCTTATGTTTCTTAAACGACCTTCTGCTCCTACCCGTTCTTTGATTTGCATATTAAGTTCTTTATTCTTTTTCACAGTAAGTTCTAAAATTTTATTTTCTGCTGCTCTTGCTCCTTGTGTATTTAGAATTTGTAAAACGAGTCCTGCCTGTTCAAATCCTAAATTTTTTGTAATTTGATCCATCTGACTTAATATCGCAGCATTATCTTTTAAATTGGCAAGCATACCAAAAGTAGCTTCATCTCCAAATACTTTTAATAACGAAACACGAGCAGCAGCACCGAATTGTTCAAATGCCTTTAATGCTTCTAGTGCTTCTTCTTTTGTCATGTCCATTGATTTAGCAAATTCTTTTATCTGACTTGCTGTGAATTGAGATTGATTACCTGTAGCTGCTATTGACTTGTTTAATTTTTTTATAGCTTTATCAAATTCTTGTGCTTTAGTTATTTGAGCAGCAATAGCAGTTGCAAAGATAGAAGCAGCAAAACCACCCCCTGGTGCGAGTGCTCCTCCAACGCCACCAGCTAAACCACCAAGAACAGAACTTAAACCACCAGCTCCAAATAATGCAGGAAAACCTCCACCAATTAATGCACTACCAACACCACCTTTTAATCTACCCATCGCACCACCTGGCATAGCAAAAGGCCCTCCTTGTGCTTGAGCACCAAATCCTAATCTACTTGGTAAACCTTGTCTTGGTCCTATCTGACCACCTGCAATTCCAAAATTACCACCAGGTAAAAAACTTTGAGTTGTAACAGCTTGTGATTGTCCTGCTAAAAATATGGCTTGCTCTTGATTAATTTGTTTTCTTAACCTTCTTTCCTCTCTTAATCGTCTTAATCTTGCAGCTTCAGCATCTCTTTCTGTTTTATTTGCTTTTTTTCTTGCTTGGTTAAGATCAAATGTTGATTTGGATTGTTCTTCCCGTAATGCTTTTTCAGCTTGTGCAAGTTGTATTAATGATTTCCCATAACTAAAAGTACCTCTAGCTGCTTGATTAAAATTACTTCTTGCATTACTTAAGACTCTATTTAAATTAGATAAACTTGGTGTTACTCCCTTTGCTATGCCTTTTTCAATCTGTAATAAACCATCACTTGTAGCTCTAACTGCTTTATTTGTTTTTATTAAATCGTTATTAAAACTTCTAAGCTGCTGTGCTCTTACTTTTACATCTAAATTGACATCATAATTTGCCACTTTTT